GAGAATACCGACTCTTGTTGGTTGTTGTTTCCAGCAACCATTCTCTTAACCCTCTCTTGTGCTCCTTGTTTAGCACCAGAGGCAGCACCTTCAAGACCAGCTTTGCCAACTACTTTAGCACCTTTACCAGCAACCTTAGCAGCAGCTCCAAGTCCCTTCATTGCCATACCACCAAGTTTAGCAGCTCCAGCGGCAACTGCTGGAATAGCGGCTGGAAGTGCTTCATTCACCACTTCCTCTTTCTTCATCTGTGCCTTACGGAACTGAAGATCAGTTCTAGCACCACTAGTCATTCTACCCTGTCCCTCAGGCTTCTTAGAACCACCAGCGGGGTTAGGACCAGTGCCTCTCATACTACGGGAACTGTATGAAGCACCACTACCCTTGGAGTCACCAGAGATCATCTTACCAGCATCAGAACGGGAATCCTGATACTGTTTCTCAGACTGACCGTGCTTGCCTTTGTAGATCTCATCTACTTGAGTTTCCTCTTTCTTCATCATCTTACCAACAGCTCTACCAATTCCTTTCTGTCTGTTGGCGAGTTTGTTGGTTTCTTTCTCATCATCAGCATCTGGTTCATACTGACGCTTCTCACTTTCACCATGATCAAATGACCTACTAGCTGCATCACCAGCGGCCTTCTTTACATAAGAACCAAGAGTCTTTTTGGAGAGTTCAGTAACATACTCCTCCTTCTTCATCTTCTTACCCATTGCCTTACCAATGGCAGCTCTTCTCTTCTTAAGATAAGAATCAGAAGAATCAACGTCACCGTCGTTATCAACGTCTGCGTCTTCCTGACCAACCTTGTCAAGTTTCTCAGAGATCATCTCGATCAAACCAGCCTTCACACACTCACGATCTTCGTGAATAATAGCTGCGTGAATCTTGGTGTTACCAGTTTCATGAGATACTCTGTTGTTCCACTTCTCAGTCAGAGGCTTCTGTTGACGATACTTGAGGAAGGCTTCCTCACAATTTCTCTCAGCCTTATCAGTGACAGTTTCAAATACCTTCTCAAAGGCTTCAGCGATACTTACAATCTTATTCTTCCTATCACCGATGATATTTTCTGAGGCTGCCTCAAGAATATCTCCTACAACACCATAAGCTCCATCAAGATCAAGACCATACTGGAACAGACCCTCAATAATCTCCTCACATACTTCAACCAAATCACCCTCAGTCATCTGACTCAGGTTCATCTTAGTGATTTGATCCTTAGAGTTATCCAGTTCTTCCTTAATAGTAGTATCGTGTACAGCGGCATATGCCTTGTACAGATCTCTCATATCTTGCATGGGTCTTGCCAAAACTATTATTAGTTATTTATATCTTCCAGAATTTCTTTCTCTTCTTGATAAGGAACCTCTTTTTCAGTTATCAGGTCCCACCCTTTTTGAAGTTCTGGGATTAACCAAGTATCCCAGTCCTTCATGCACTGTTGTCTGTTGAAGTCATTACTATTGCACATGTTGAACACAAGGATCAACATCTCAAAGAATCTAATTATATTCGATATGTTCACTTTGATTCCATAGTAATTGATGAGCCATGTCATCTCTCAACTGGTTGATTCTAACCTCATCGTATTGTTCAAAGTTTCCTCTCTTATCCACCTTCTTGTAATAATGCAGAGCATTGATGATGATGGTATAGTCTTCCATTGAGAGATTGAACTTCACAGCTTGACTCCCATAGTGACATTGACTTCTCTTGTGTACAAATGAAGATCACCCTCTTGGAGGTGTTTGAGAGTCCATCTAGTCATACGAATCACGCCATCTCTAGTGAGACCAGTTGAACCATAGTCAAACTCATAACCAGGAACGGTTTGAGTAGACCACAATCCAAAACGAGTCTCATAAACGAAGAAGGCCTCATCGATCAGAGTTTCGTTAAACCTCGGGGCTGGTGTTGTCATCTTTCTTCTTGTTGAATCCAAAGGGCAGTGGCTTATTCTTCTCTTCTTCTTCGTCTCTCATCTTGTGTGCCAGTTCACATACGGATGCCATAACACTCAGACAATCCTCTGTCTTAGAACCCTCAGGCATGTTTCTGAGGATAATATCAAAGAGGGGAAAGAACCTTTCAGAAGCCGCTTGAACCTCTTCTGGAGTAAGTGGATCTTTATTATTCATGATGATCCTCCAGATTTTGTTCGATGGCTCTATCTAATGCAATAATTGCACTACGGATAGCAATTGTCCTTTGTCCTGGAAACTCATAACTATCTTGTTTAGTATCTTGAAAGAGTTGATCTCTCACGATAGCAGCAGTATGAATGTTGATCTTGAGATCAATGTCTTTGTCGCAACTCACAGGTCACCCTCCTTTCTATTTTCTGAATAATGAACATCAAATTCACCACCGGGATAACGAGACTTTAATTTGTCCACGTTCATCTCGATGATCTCATCGATAGATGTATCTAGTCCCATACAAGCTTGAGCAACATACCACATGATGTCACCCAACTCACGTTTGAGATGGAACAGATTCTCTTCTGTCACAGGTTTACCTTGGAAGACAATCTTCTTGACCACCTCGGTAAACTCACCTGCCTCTGCACACATACCTACAGATGCAGTAAGCAGTCGCTCGGAAGGAAATCCTTGACCTTCCAGTTCTTGAACACGATATACGAAAGCTTCGTGGTCTTTACTTTCTTTTGACGTAACGCCATTTACAAACTCAAGGTATGCTTCAGTATTTACTCTAGTCATGATATCCGGGGTCAAAGGTTTCTAAGTCACTTTCAGGGAGGATGTCTTGGTTCCATTCGGGATGTAACCACCACCCATCTTGAGGGTCGTCATTGACGGGTTCATAACCCACCTCAACAGCTTCAAGTTGGTATCTAGATGACACGTCAACAATCTCACCAGGTAAGGGAATGAAGGTATAGTAATGACCATCCCAACGATTGTTTCTCATGGCCATGAGATTGAGTGCATCTCTCTCTGCTCCACAGTCGGCAATCTTCTCACCTCTGGGATTATAAACTGTGTAGTAACCTCTCAAAACTTAAATCCCTCAAATGATTTTTTAGGTTTCTCTTCGTAATTATACTCCTCCTCGGTCTTGGACTCAAGGAGATCATTCTGTGCCGACTGTTCACAATCATACAATCTCATCTTGGCTCTGTCAATACCGACCACAAATCTCTTATAGTTGTTGACATCGTTGTATCTATTCTTTAGTTGTTTCACAAGTATTTGTCCAAGCCCCTCAAGCTCATCAGTCGAAATAAGGGCAAACATAAGATCAGCAGTAGCAGGGAGGCCAAAGGATTCACTAGTGTCAGTAAGCTCAACATCAGAGCTACCATAACCAGAACGAGTGGTCTGCGTGGCAGAAACGATAGGGACGTTTGCTTCAACAGCCAATCCTCTAAGTTCTTCAGCAATAGCCTTGATATATGAATATGAATTGACAGAGCCATTAGCGCGATACCTCTCGGAAGCACATATATTAAGGTAATCAACGAAAATAATATCAGGACGGAATGATTTCTTAAGAGCGAGCTCATTAAGAAGAGATTTGAAGTGTCCACAGTGTGCGGATGCAGTTGGGTATTCTTTAATGATCAATGTTCCCTGTGTTTTCTTGGCCAAGTTTTGAACCTTGGTTTCAAACATCGACTTCGGTAAGTCTGCTACCTCTTGTATATTAACATTGAGAAGGTTGGAGTCGATTCTTTCTGCGATCTTTTCTTCAGCCATCTCCATGGTAATGTACAGAACATTCTTACCTTGGAGAAGAGTAGATGAAGCAACATGACACATAAAGAGAGACTTACCAACACCAGTGCCAGCCAAACCGATATTGAGAGTTTTGTTAGGAAGACCACCTTTTGTAATCTTGTTGAAGTATTCCAGATCAAATTCAATTCTGGACTCTTTTCGATTGTAAAGTTCATACCTTAACTCATAGTCCTCCAGATAATCGTGACCAACATGATTGTCGAAACTAACAGCTAGAGCATCTGAGAGAATGGAAGGAATGGCATCTGTAGTCTTCTCTTTAGATTGACCATCCGCGATACCGATAGACTCAACCAATGCAAGATAAATGGCTCTCTCACGACACCACTTCTCTGTGGTATCTAGGAGCCAATCAAAATCTGCAGGTTCTTCATCAAGAGAGGAGATCAAGTGAGCGATCTTCTTAAACATATCCTCATTGATATCCTTTCTTTTCTCTACCTCAATAGAAAGAACTTCCTTAGTAGGTAGTTCGTTGTACTCGGTGACAAAGTTAGATATCTCCTGATATACGATCTTCTGGTTCTCATCCTCAAAGTATTCATCCTTGAGGAAAGGTATGGCTTTACGAAGATACTCCTCATTGTAAAGAAGACTTCTCAGAACCAGATACTCAATCTTATTCATAGTGAATGTATGTACTCAGGATATACTTCGTTGTTGTCGGGGAAAGACCCATGTGTGGGTATTCCCAAGTTGGAGGGAACACTAATACTCTACCACACTTTGGGTCAATTGTCAGGTCTTGTTCTGGAAAATATGTTGAACCGTCATTATCATTGAGATAGATTAGAAAGGCAAGAGCTCTCTTCGCAGATGCATGATCTACTACATCAACGTGTTCATCAAACCTCTCATCACTTCCACCTACATACCTCTTCAGTCTAAACTCCTCCAGAGCTCTCAACCTTGGTAGATACTTCTTACCAACCTCTACAGAGTACATACCATATGCTCTCTGAATGTATCCAACCAATTCCTTCACCAGGTCTGGATGGTGTTTGTTGATATTCAGTTGTGTGAAGCAGGGAGTGTGATTTTCATTGAAATACTGATGTTCCTCCTTTGATTCTTCAAATACCTCTATGAGTGCTTCACAAAGCTCCTTTGGTAGAAGTTCAAATACTTGAACCGTAGGAGAATTGTTCTTTCGCGATTTCATCTAACTGTTCTAGGATCTCCTGTGTAAAGTACTTTTCTGGATTCTTAAGAATCTCTTTTGCATATACCTTCTTACCGTCCATCTCATAACGACCAGCAGTATTCTTCCACATACCACCAAGTTCTCCTAATTCAAGGAGACCATAGTATTTGTCAAGACCACGTTCGTCATAGTATAGACGAACAGTTACTTCTTTATTTTCTTTACTAAGTCTTGACTTTGCTGTTTTAGCTTTGATAAGGTTTCCGACAACAGCCGTTCCATCCTTTTCTTTTTTCTTTGAGAGATAAATGATCGTAGAGGCGGCATACTTGAGGCCACTGCCGCCTCCCATTTCCTTAGTCGGGACATAAGATCCGATAACATCGTAAGTGTGGTTAGTAACAATCATTGGGATTTTAGCCTGTCCCAACTTCAGGGTCAACATTCTAAAGGCTCCTTTGACCAACTGTGACTTGGTCATGTCCCGAACCTGTTTATCATCTAGAGCATCACGAATCTCTTTCTCAGTAGACAACATACCAAGAGAATCCAACACAAACATACAGGGTTTACGATCTTCTTCAGATGTTTTCAAGTATATATCTACAGCCTGAAGTGCCTTCTGTCTGAACTGTTCTACGGTTACGACATTAACGACAACCACTCTGGAAAGGTCAATCCCACGACTTGCGAGTAGGTTCTTATTAACAGCGGCTTCAGTATCGAAATATAAGCAATACCCATCAGGATTAGTATCAAGAAAATTCTTGACGACTGCCAGACTGAAAAAAGTTTTTCCAGTACTAGACTCGCCAGCAATGGCAGTAATCTTATTCCCAGATACACCACCAAATATACTACCTGAAACAACTCCGTTAAAAATGAAAGAACCCGTGTCCACATAAGTCTCTGTCTCGTCGATGTCAGCTGCAAGTTGGGTGTATTCGTCTCCAATCTCTTTTACAATCTCTTTTAGAAAATCCATACTAATTCAATCTGATGTTCGTAGCTAGTCCAAGTCTCTCTAATATTATAATGTGTAACCAGGTAATATCAAGTTGATTTTCACCGAGACCATGTTTTGCTGATGAGGGGAAGGCATGATGATTATTGTGCCACCCTTCACCAAATGTTAAAAGTGCAACCCATAGAGAGTTTCTAGAGTTGTCTTTAGAATCATGAGGTTGTGTACCCCAAGTGTGTGCCGCAGAGTTGACTAGCCAGGTCACCTGATATACCACAGCTAGTCTAAGGAATATACCCCATAGTACAAAGGACCAACCACCCAATAGATATAAAACTAAACCAAGGGGAACTTGGAGAGCCAGGAAGTACTTATCCAACCACACATAATAAGGGTCCTTAGACAAATCCTTAGTGTAGTTTGGAATCACTTCCTCACCTGGACACTCAAAGAACATCCAGAGAATATGACTCCACCAGAATCCCTTATGGATATCATGAGGGTCTTTGTCAGTGTCAGAGTATTTGTGGTGTTGTCTATGTAGTCCAACCCATTGGATAGGTCCAAACTCGGCACTCAAAGATCCACAGGTCGCAAAGAACCTCTCTAACCATTGAGGAACTTTGAATGACCTGTGTGATAGAAGTCTATGGTAACCAAGTGTTACTCCTAGACACGCTGTTACCCAGTATAAAATCAAAAGAGATAGTACTGATCCTGTACTCCAGAACTGAGGTAACAATGCAATTAGTGCAAGTATGTGAACCACCACCATGAATATGATGGTATCCCACTTAAGGGGTTTATCCAAAAAATAACTCCAAGTTTACAACCTTTTCCACACTCCACTCCATAGCATCAAGGATGACCTTGACGGGTTCAAGGAAGGCTTTGTCAAACTGTAGTTCATAATCAATGTACTTGTCAAGTCCGAGTTCGTAGGGGAACTCACTGATAAAGGAGATCACATTCTCACGAATGGGATTTGCTTTCTTGAGATACACAAACTTGATCTTCTCACCATTACTGATCATCGAATACTTATTATCGAGACCTCGTTCTTTGATGTAATGGTTATAGAGGAGTGATCCTCTGACATGAATGGGACAACCCTTTCCGTAGATAGTGGCGTGGTTCTTATGCTTATTTACATCAGATACAGAACGGGGGAATGATACGTCCTCAGGGCCCATGTTGTAGAACTTCTTACGAGCCTCTTCAATATACTTGATCATCTCGTCTTCTGTCCCTTCCATCATCACCTTCAGGGCATCCTTAATCATGGTCCTACAGGGTGCAGGTGTGGAGGACTTGACAGCCTCGATACCCATGATCTTGAGTTTAGGGTCATCGTATCGAACACCCTCACTGTCCCACACATTCAGAATGTATCTCTTCTTGGCAGTCCAGATACCACGATCAGCAATGTTCTCTCTTTTCATCTGCATCTTCTGATCATATGCATTCACATAATCAGCCAGTTCGATGTAACACTTATCGATGTATGGTTCTAGTTGGTCTTGACATATCTTGTCAAGAAGATTGACAACCTGTTCCTTGTTATCCTTTTTCTTAGCCAGAAACTTATCTACAACAGGACCAAGATTAAGATAAACAGAATCAGTATCAACTGCAATAACATAGTCGGCATCGGTTTTGAGAAGTTCATTGAGGTATTTGTTCAGTCTGTTCTCAATCCACCTGATAGATGTTTGACCAGACAAGGTGATGGCTTCTGCATTTGCAAGTTTGAAGTATCTAAAGTATTGATTACCAACCGCACCATAAGCCGAGTTCAGACAGATCTTACGAACCATCTGGAAGTTGTTGAACTTTGCAACATCTTTGACTGTTTGTTCCTGGAGTTTGATAAGTTGTTTGTCGGATAGTTTTGAGTAGTCACTATCTGATACAACAATATCCTCTTCTGGGCCATCTCCGGCACCTCCAATAAGATAACCCATTACTTACAAACCTTCTCCGCGTACACTGTTCCTAACCGAGCCCCATAATACTCGAAACAACTTGAGTTGTCAACCACTTCCTTTACCTCACTACAACCAATCAACAATACACATAACAAAATGAGATACTTCACTGGTTCTCTCGATGTTTCCTCCACATCTCAGCCACCATATCAGTGGGTGGAACTTTTCTCTCATGCATATCAGGACACTTCCAAGCCAACCACTTGTCAATACCATCTTGAGTAGGTACTTTAATTCTCACCATCGTACCTTCTTCTTCAAACTCCCTGTTCATCTCTTCATAGATTTCAGGTGTAATCTCTTGTTCTTTCATTTCTTACTGACCACTTTGTAATCAGGATACTCTTCCTTCAGTTTATTTACAAACCTTGCATGAGCAGTGGGTGGATTAAGATTTCTTTGAAGGAAAATGATCTTGTCGTGGTGATCGTAACGAACAAGGCCACCATACTTCTTATCTCTGTTACTCATAGTAGACCTCTCTTTTTCATTTCAGCTTCGATATCAACAAGTTTCTGTTTACTCTTCAACATCTGACCTTTGAATGCCTTTCGTTCAGCGTACATCTTTTCCATCAGTTCAGGGAGGAAACCCTTCACATCTTTACGATACATTGCTCCATTGGCACACACTGCATAATCCTTATGCATCTCAAAGTTTACCGTCTCATCAAGGATTCGATCAACTGTAGCCGTTGGATGTTTTTCGTCGATGAGTGTTTCGGGTGAAATATTGTACTGCATGATAAGATGAGGATAAAGAGAATTGAGATCAAAACTGACCACCCAATCATAGACTCCAGGAGTTGGTTCCTTAACATAAGCACCTGCGAACTTAGAATCTTTGTCAGACCTGTCCATCTGAGGAACGACGATGTTTCGTTTCTTCAGATAATTATAGATTATAGTGTCCCATAGTCTAACTTGAAACATCGGGTCAACAAAATTTACTTTGGCATCAAATGCCATAGTGATAACAAGTTCAATGAGACGAAGTTTATCCTCCATCCTGTCAACCAATTCCACGTCAACAATGTTGTAGTCTACAAACTTCTTCCAGTCACCATCATAGAACTCTTTGAAGGTGTTGAACTCTGAGTGATCCAACTTCTTCTGTCCCAGTTCTACTTCTGCAATAAAGTCCAACCTATAACTTTCTCTATTTACATAGGTGAACTTCTTATAGAGTTCCATAAAGTCAAGTGTTGTAACACCTGCAATATCAAAGATATTGTGAGGTCTGCCATTGATATACAGTTCACTATGTTTGACGATATTCCAAGGTGAAAACCTTCTCATCTCCTTGGTTCCCATGATACGGTCAACCCTACCACATAGGTATGGAATATCATACAACCTACAGTTCCAACCAGTGATAACTTCTGGAGTATTCAATTGCCACCAATCAAGGAACGCTCTCAACATATCCACTTCTTCTTCATAGTGGTAATATGTCACATTGTCCTGTGAGGGGGTGTATGGTTTCCGTCCCCAAGTCTTGATCTGTTTGGTATTGTAATCCTGAATCGAGATAGTCAACATCTCCTCAGCACAAGAATCGGGTGAAGGGAACCCAGATTCCGACTTCACCTCAATATCAATCGTGACCAGTTGGATCTTTGACATATCCCACTTGATCTCATCCTGAGGATACTTTTCAGAGATATATTGATACAGGTATCTGTCGTTGCCATAGATCTGGAAACCATCAACACCATCATACTTCTGAAAGAAGTCGCGACACTCCCGAACTGAACCGGGTTGAATAGGTTCTACATTCTCGCCTTCAAGTGTCTTCCATACCGATTCACGGTTGGACTTCACATAAAGAGTGGGACGGAAGTTCTCTTTATACTGAACACTCTTACCATTCTCATGTCCACGAACCAGGAAATCATTACCAATGACCTGAACAGATGTGTAGAAATTCATTCCTTGACCAGGTCAACATACTTATCCAACAGTGTACCACTGGGTTCGACAATAGTCAAGATCTTATCCGAGTGAATGCGGAAGGTATTCTGGTTTGACAGATTGACCAGCCAGGGTGACAGGGTTCCGTCATCCGCAACCACGAAGGGTTCGGTCAGTTCACAGTCTGGTTCTCCAATATCTCCACCTACCTCATCAATCTGTGTCAACAGAATCAGGTTCTGAAGAATCAGAAGTTTCACGTTGTCTTTGTTCATAATTTTGGATGTTAGTTGTGTACATATCTAGGAGATCATCGATAGGTTCCATGATACTCACCACCCAATCTGCTACCACAGGAATCTTCTGATCCTTTGCAAGTGGTGCCCAAGGTGTGATACGAAGTTTGAATGGTGATCTAGAACGATCCTGTGCAGGTTCATTACCTGTAAGTTTGACAGAACAAGGATAGTTGAAGAAGTATCCAACTACCTTCTCTCCGACAACCATCTCTTCCAGGTCTGCAATAACGTCTTCACCTGATTTGAGTAATACTACTTTTACAGTCACAGTTCAGCCAACCTCACTTTGTTTGCAGCAACGGTTGCACGATATACAGCGATGGCTTGAATCACTTCCGGTGATTCTTCCCAACTCCATTCTTCGGTACGACCTTTCTTATCGGTCTTTTCCCATCTACGAATTGACATGTTGAAATACTATCTTCCTTTATTATAGTGCAAAAAAAGGGGAGGGACAACCTGATTGCTGACCAGGTGCCCTCCGCGGCGACGATATGAATTATTTAGAATCGCCACCACCCAGGAGATACCTCCTCTTACGGCTCTCTGGGATTACACGATCCAGTTTAACAACCAAGAGACCATTCTCAAAGGTCACATCTGAGACCTCAGTGTCCTCAGAGATGGACCATGAACGGGTGAAGTTTCGTTGGGCCAACCCACGATGGACATACTCACGGCCGTCTGTACCCTCTCTGGAACCCTCTACCACCAGGTTCCCCTTCTCGGTGTAGACCTTAACCTCATCCTTCTTAAACCCTGCCAGGGCTAGTTCCAGGTAGGAATGGTCATCATCAATTTTGACAACATTGTATGGAGGATAGTTTTGTGCTTCATGGGTGAACAGATGATCGAAATAGTTATCCATTCCAATCGTGTTTCGTTGCAAACGATCCATCAGTTGGTTGATGTTTGCAGAATTGTAGCGAGCTAGTGTGGACATTGTACTCTCCTTAGACGAGTATGTGAACTGTGGATCCTTTCGGCCTCCACATACTAATTATAATAGATCGCATGAAAAAGAGGGTGTGGAGACCACGACCCTCTTTGTAGTAGTATCCTCAGTCATCGTGATCGTCAAAGGGATCTGATAGATTCTTGTTCTGAGGGCCAAAGGCCAACCAGACACCATAGATGGTCAATCCCAGTAATGATAGAGCAATAGAAGTAATCATGAGACGGTTTCTGTCTGGTTTTTCTTACTACCGATATTATACTTCTGTTCAAGAATCCATTCTTTCTTCTCCTTGTAGGGAAGAACTTTGATTTGGTTTAGTGGTGCAATATCAATGATTGAATCTTCTGCACAGACATCAATTAGGCCCCAGTCAGAGAGAAGTTTGGTGATACGATTTCTTCTCTGAACATCGTTGATTGTCAGGTTTGCGTACTTACCATCAAGAGCAAACAACTCTTTGAAGTGCACAATATAGTACTTACCCTGTTTGTGCAGGATATGACAAGACTGATACAACTTCTTCTCCTTACGAGAAGCTACACCAATACGGGTGAGGGTTTCACGGACTTTCAGGAAATCATCAGGTTCATTCAATCTAACCTCAATCATCTTTTCCTGAGACCACTGGACCTGTGGCTCACTACTTTGATTCATTTTTTACTCCCACCAGTTTCAAGTCGTTGTTTAATGTATGTAATTTGATCAGGAGTCAGAATCTTCATAACTTGAGATGCCTTCTCGTTACTATAACCATAGTAACGCTTCACATAATCAAGGTCGGATACTTTGTCCTTCCGAATCCAAGGAGAGAATCTCTTCCTTTTTCTCAATATATTTAGATAAAAATTATATTGAAGGTCCTTATCAAGAAAGTGATACTTGTTCATCTCCTGAGCAAACATAACTGCGTCCATGTGCCCAGACATACAACGATTGATGATATAAGGAGGATACTCACTTATAGAATGAGGATTATCATCTAAAAGATTCTCCTTAGTAAAATTTAGAGAATTCAACCAGTCTTTGAGTTCCATAATCATCTAATAATAACTTCACCACCATGGCCATAATAGTGTCTACGTCCATCTTGTCCATAACGGTGGCCATGGCTATGACCGTTATGTCCATCATGATTGTGATAATGGCAGTGACTATAACCACGGCCATAATGATTATGACAGTGACTGTGGCCACGATGATAGTGAC